ATCAGCTTTTCCGATAAGCTCTGCTCTCTCTTGACGAATTTCAATCGAATTTTTCATATTCGTTTTTTTAATTTTAATTCGTTACTTAATAAATTTAACTTTGAATCATCAAATGATTCCTCAACCTTTTGCTCCACTTCTTCAACTTGAGGGGTTTCTTCTATAGTCGCTTCTGTTTCAAAAGCTTCTTTAGAACGAAGGGCAACATCTGTGTTGGCATAAGCACCTACACCGACTATAGACACGTCAACAAGTCGACCAATTTTATTAATTTGTCTTCTTGCAACATTTCCATCTTTACTCCACTCATCATCCTCTACTGTAAAAGCAAATGAAGATTCATAAAGTAAACCTCGTTTCATTAATTCTGCTACATCATTACCAGTTGTTGTGTTAGGTAAAGTAGCATCGTATCGTAATCCTCTTTCATCTACAGATAGTTTTAAAGTACCACCCATATTTCTATCCAATATTAAGTTTGGATCGTGATTGAAAGTTAAGATTACATTATCTTCTAAGCGACCATCAAAAGCTCGTTTAGAAATCGTTTCTCTAAAGCCTAAATCTCTACTATCCGTATCGAACAAGGCAGCATAACCACTAACTTTAGTCTCTTTTGAACCCTCGTCCAATCGAACCTCATAGTTACCGTTATATATTCTAGTCTCTTTATTTTCCATAATACAACTATTTTTTTCTTCTTGTTTAGCTATTTCTTTAACCTTTTTCTTAGACCAACTAAATCCTGCGTTTCCTCCCCACAATGCCCAAGCTATTCTCCAAGCTGTTGGTCCACCATCTTTTTCTTTAGCAGAATAGTGCTTACCTTTATTGTTTTCGTGTCGGCTAAAGAAACTAAACATTCTTTTTATGCTTGAGAGACTTAAATCACCATTTATTATATCTCTTGCACGAGAAACACCAGTTTGAGTTCCACCTCTACCATACTCTTTTCTCCATTTCAAGCCCTTACGAGCTTCTTCTCTCATTCCATTAGTAGGAGTAGTATTTATATCTTTTAAAGCCATTTAAGCCTCTTCTTCGTTATTGTTGTCAGATATAAACTGACTAGCTTCTGAAGCACTCATTAAACTATTTTTAGGGTAAGCTAAACCTTCACCTAAATTTAACAAAGCACTTACTTCACCTTGAAGCCAACTAACTTCTAACTCTACAATGTAATAGTTAGCGTTACCCACCTTTACTTTAGGTACAGAACCAAACTTACTTAAATTATATTCACCCAGTTCTTCAAAAGTAGGGTGTAAAACTTCAACTAACTCTCCTTCATCATCATAAGAAGGTATGCCATATAATGACAATAACTCACTTGGAATTTTATCCTTGTAAGTAGAGGTGTTTAAACAAATATATACGTTACCTATCATCACTTGAGTTTTTAGAAGATAATACAATCATAGTTAGTATAGCTCTTAAATCTTCAGCACTAATAGTACCTTGTCCACCTTGAAATAAGTCCTCTATAGAATCTAACAATTCAGCTCTTGTTCTCTTATCATTCTTAGCTACAGACACCTTAGTATGTTTGTTTGTTACTACTAATGATTTATAACTATCTCTTAATGTTGAACTTTTGTAATCTCGTTTCGCCATTTCTATTTATTTTAATTCCCGTAATCTCCTGAGAAGTCATCGCTGAATGATGAACCTACTTTATGTTGACTTAATCCTGCGTTATAGTTTTGTTCTATCTCGTCTGCTGACAACGCTTTATTGTAAAGTCGAACATCGTCTATTAAATTTTGATAAAACCTTGTCGTTAATGTATCTCTACCGATTTTAACAGGGAAAGAAGTATCAACATCAACAGATATTATTGTTGATGAACTTTTTAAACTTGTATCTCGATAAGTCTTTAATAATGTACCCTCTCTTGTTACAACTAAATGATACCAATTTCCAACAGTCATATTATCTGTTCCGAAAGTTTTAGTTACTGCTGTACCTGCATTTAGTCTAATTGAAAAACTTGATGCACTTGATGCTAGATTAAATCCTGAACCTCCACCTGATATACTACCATTACTCACTAAAACATTCCAACTACTACCTTGGTTTAAAAAATCATATTTAGCCCAACACTCTAAAGTAAAATCACCTGTACCAAAATCTAAACTACTATCATCAGCTACATCAGCATAACCCGATCCATCTAAATTAAATGAATGCTCTCTAAGTCGAACAGAGTTACCTAAGATGTCTTGTGATGGGTTGTTAGGGTTTGCCACTAAAGTAATCTCATCCGATACTGGAGTACTCTTAGCCCAATCCATCATACCTAATTGTGGTATAGTTGGTTGTGCATCTTCATATGTAGCACCATTTATAGTACCATTGTTTCCTTCTCCTGAACTATCGTAAGCAATCGAACCATCGCCTTCACTTAATGCCCAATAGCCTTTTAAATTAGATAAGGCTATGCTAGTAGATGGATTATCCGTAACAAGGTGATTAGGTTTGTTGTAATCGTATGTTACATCGGCTTGAGTCCAAGGGGTGTCGTATATTTCTAAATCAGATAAAATAAAATCACCGTAAGATGAACCTATACGACCTAATTCTAAATCATCAACTGTTATAGCTGATGTAGTAGTGATTACAACTCTTTTATAGCTTGAAGCTACTATTGTACTTGTAGCAGTAGCATCAACATAAATAGTAGAACCTGTCCAAGTTCCATTTAAAGTTATAGTTCCCGATGAAACTTCAACAGATTGAGATGATGTTACTTGTAATACTTTTTCAGTTGTGCTATCTAGGTTAATCCAAAAAGCTAATGTTTTTAAACTGACACCAATATTTCCACAATCAACATAATCATTAACTCCATCAAAGCTAAGTGACTTTCCTGTGTATAAAGTAGCGTTGTTTGAATTACCCGATGTGTCAGGAGCTACTTGAGTTGAAGAAACTATCTCAGTCCTCTCAAAAGGAAGCCACATTTTTAGCCCTTCAGTAACTATACCAAGTACATTTCGGATTGATCCGATTATATTTTTTATTGTTATTAGCATTAAAGCTATTTAGTAAATTAAAATAAAACCTGAACTTGCATCAGTACCTGTAGCCCAAAGTCTTTTAATCTGAACTGGTAGGAAAGTTCCGTTTGGAACATTTGTAAATGTAACAGCATTTCCTGATACAGTAGTTACTTTAACACTACCACCTGTACCACAATACAATACTGCACCAGGTGTTGTAATATCTGAGTCGGCAGGAGTGTGTTCTATTGCTCTTACTCCTTGCTCATATACTCTATTAGTAGGCTCAAAACTCATTTTTGTAAAATTATTCGTTAGTTATTTCTTCTCTTGTTGTACCTTCACCTAATTTATCTAAAGGCATCATATTACTTTGCATATAAACACTTTCACTTGGTCCACCCATAGAGTTCATATCTTCAAAAGCTCTAACCTCATCAGGTGAAATAACACCAATGTTTACAAGTGTTCTATAGTAGTCTGCTCTCGACTTAGAGTCACCTCTTAGAAGGGCAGTTAAATTAAATTTAAAGTATTGTTTACCTTTTTGTTTTACAGGTATTAACTTTTGATTTAAAGCCATCTCAATACGCTTAATCCAAGGTGTGATAGTGTGTACCACAAAATCGATTTGCTGTGCCTCGATATTAGAGTAAGTGGCGTTACTTAATTCATTCACTAGATGGTTAGGTACTCTAAATAAACGACAAATATCACTAATTTGATATTGTCTAGTCTCTAAGAATTGTGCTTGATTGTTCGGAATCTGTCGTGGAGAGAAGTCCATTCCCTCTTCTAAAATTGCAGTTTTACCTGCGTTAATCGAACCACTATAAGTTTGATTCCAACTAGCTCGTAATCTCTTGGCAGTCTCAGGTTTTAGAGTTCCTGGATGTTTAAGAATACCACCTACAGATGCTCCGTTCTTAAAAAACGAACCTGCAAATTGTTCGATAGATAAAGATATACCTAAAGACTCTGCTGCACTTTGTATCGGTGACTTACCCATAACTCCATCACAAGACAATCCCTTAACGTGGATCATATTCTCTGAAGTTACTTTACCACTAATAGGATAAGGTATTGTTTCGTTTTGTTCTATTTCATAATAAACTTCTCTACCATCAGGTGATACATAGACACTTACATCATCACATTGGATAGGGATTATTTGAGTAGGTAGACCGCCATTGTTTCTTTCTATGTAAGCAAAGAAATTTCCATCGAGGCAAAGGTCTACTAAAGCTCTTTCAAAAAAGCTGAAAGAATTGTAGAGAGTTGAAGGTTGCTCTCCTACTAAAGAGTGAAGTGGATTGTCAGATAAGATATATCTTTTGTTATCTGCATCTTTTTCGTACAACGAGATAGGTAGAGAAGCTATTGTTTCAGAAATTACTTTTACGCAGCTCCAAACTGTTGATAGTTGTAAAGCTCGTTCTTTTGAAATTGGTTGGTTAGATGAGTTGCCCATTATTGAAGCGTTCCCATATAAACTCGTGTTGTAAAACCTTTCCTCTTGTTTAGGTTCTACTTGCTGTGGTTTTCTTCTGAAAAAATCTAATATGTTTGCCAAATCCCTAGTGGTTTAATATACCTTATCCATATAGATATATATAAAAAGGGTTTTTGTGAACCTTTTACTTGTATTTTTTTCTAAGGTGACCTGTAATTCCTTTGATATACTTGTAAATTTGCCTTGTAGAAACACCCATAATCTTAGCTATATCAGTCACTTTTAGGTTATAAACGTACCTTAATTCAACTATTTTCTTCTCTTTTTTAGTAAGTAAGTGCTGTATATCAAGCCAAATCTTGTCAGCTAATGGATTATATTCTTCAGTATCGTCAATATCAATAAAAGGTATTTGTTGTCTGTACTTCTTGTGGAATGGTGATGTACTAGAGAATACTTGGTTGGTGATTATCCTAGCTATATAGAATTTAAAGTAACCTTGTTCGTAGATAGTTTGTACAGACTCATCGCCTTGATTAAGCAAAATTAAGCACACCTCTTGCACTAAGTCATCAACAAGGTAAAGGTTTTTATTGCTCCTAAGAACATTCGTACAAATCTCTCTAATTGAGTTGTACTCTTTTTCTACTATCTCGTTCTTAGATAAAAAATATTTCTTTGTCATCGTAAGCCGAGCCACCTTTGTTTTTATTTTCCATAGCCTCAGATAGTGCCATAATACAAGCTACGATACCATCAATCTTTTCGTTACTTTTTGCTTTATTAGGTTTTACATTACCTGCAGGGTCAAATGTAAGTACCACATTACTCATCATCCATCTAAGGACAGGATCGCCATTGTGACGAATCTTTCCACTAAGAATTAATGTTTCAAATTCTTTAGTTGCAGGTGACATAGTTTTAAATCCTTGACCTACTGGAATACAAGGACATCCATCTTCAGTCAGGTCGATTATTAGCTGTGACGAGTTCCATCTATCGTATGCAACTATCTGAATATCATATAGTTCACTTAACTCAACAATTTTTTGCTTTATGTAGTTGTAGTCAGTTACATCTCCAGGAGTATAGATAACATAATTCTCTCTTTCCCACTTATCATAATTTACTTTATCTCTCTCTGACCTTCTCTTAGCGTTCTCTTCAGGTACAAAATTGTAGTTTATTATATCGTAACCACCCTCATCATCAGGGAACAATAAAGCTAAACAAGTAATATCTCGTGTACTTGCAAGGTCTAATCCTGCGTAACAAACTTTACCTCTTAGATAATTCTTATCTACCTCACCATCACACAGCATCCACTTCTCGTCACTAATCCACTTAGTTTCATTAGCAACCCATTGATTTAAGTGGAGTCTACGCCAAGTATTTTCAAATGAAGGTTCATTTTTTGCTTTGATAGCTTGTTGTTGCATATACTCTTTAGTCACTATACTTCCGTAACCTGGATTAGCCTTCTTCCAAACTTCTTCGCTAAAAATATCATCTCCCTCATCAGCCTCATAAACAACTGCTAAGAACGATTCATCCTCAATAGAACCTTCAATTAATTTTTTAGAATAGTCGTAAAGCTCTCTTGATATGTGGTCTTTCTGATTACCTGCCCCTGCCGTAGTTATTCCGAGCATTAGAGGTTCTTTTCTAGCACCCATAGAGGTAAGTAACACATCGTAGAGGTCACGATTCTTGTGCGAGTGAATCTCATCCAGTAAACAACAAGATAGGTTTAGTCCGTGCTTGGTATCTGCATCAGCCGATATAACTTTGTAGTACGATCCAACCTTATCGTAAGTGATTGAGTCACGATAAGTACCTGCTCTTTTGATAAGGTTAGGTTCTTGTAAAACCATTTGTTTAGCTATCGAGAAACTTAACCTAGCTTGTTCTTTATCAGCAGCAGCCGACACAATCTCAGCGCCTTTCTCTCCATCAGAAAAAAGCATATAGAGTGCTATACCAACCATCATCGTAGTCTTTCCATTCTTACGAGGAATGAAGATAAAGCACTGTCTGAATTTTCTAAGCTTAGTCTTCTTAGACTTCCAACCAAATATAGCTTCTATGATTTCTATTTGCCAAGGCTCTAGTACGAATGGTTGACCTGCTAACTCTCCCTTAGTGTGTTTACAGAAAGTTTGTATAAAGTCACAAGCTCTCTTCGCTGACTTCTCATCAAAGTAGTATTTAGACTTATCTATTCTGTGAAGATTATTCGCCACCGTTAAAGAAATTTTCTATTTTAACATCAGGTGTGTTACCTTGATTTTCAATGGCATTTACCTTGGCTCTACTCGAAGGGGTTAGACCAAATTCTTTTAGGAGCTGAAAGACTCTAACAAAAGATTGATTAGCTATTTGTACTTCAGGTCGAATAACTGATTTAGAATTACCTTCCCTAGAAGTAACTTCCATAGTCGCACCAAGTTCGTTTACAACTTCTTTAGCTTTCTTGTATTCGCTGTAAGCATCACAAAGTAAAGTTAAGGCAAACTCATCTGCCTGAGTCAGGACAGACATATCGTGAAGTAAGTTGCTTAGTTCACTAAATGCCTTTTGTCCATCTTCAGATAACCAAGTTGGTATCGGGGGAATAACAGAAGGTAGCTTCGGTTCGTTTTCGTTTAAACGATCCTTGCGAAGTGTACCTCTTTGCTTTTTTAATTCTGTTGGTAGTCTTTTCATAAACCTAGACAAATATATAAAAATTATTTAAACTATATATATATACTTTATCTTTATCTTTATCTTTAACCCTATCCTTGACCCCAAGTATGGGGTATGTTAGAGGTCAAAGAAGGGGTATGGTTGAGGTCAACTAAGGGGCTTGTTT